ATCAACTACAACATCTTTAACCCCACAAGCCATACAATCATATCTTTTAACATCATAATGTTTAGCGATTCTATTTTTATCGGGTTTAGCAAGTCCTTTAACACATCTTTTACCAGAATTATTATTACTTGTCATATTTCCATCTCCTTTGCTTTAAATGCCGCTAATCTAATTGCTTCTCTTGCACTTGCAGTAATAGATGCCGCTAAAGTAGAATCAGCCCACGCAAAGCCTGTAAATCCAAGAACCCCGTAGAATGACGCAGATAGCCTCTTTACTGCCATTTGGTTATTATACCACTTTTGATATTCACCGTTTGGTTTTCCTCTTGCTTCTTTCATTCTTGCTTTGTATTCGTTTCTTAGTTCTTTTAGTTCTAAAACTGCTCTAGGCAAAAGACCTAATTTATCTGTTTTAAAATAAACCATTTCTTTTTCTTTTGCTTCGCTAAAATCTCTTGGTGTAAGTATATTAACTCCAAATTCAGTTGGTTCATCTGAAATAGTCTCAAAGGAAATATTACGAGCAATCATCATTGAAGGATATAGACCTGCGAAATCGAAAGCGGCCACATTAAGATGTAGCCCATTAGTTTCTTCACTTAATGGGTCATAAATCATAGCCCCTTCGTATGGTTTCTTTTTCTCATCTCTATTTCCTGTTTTGGCTTTCCACCAAGCATTTCTCATAAAATAAATACTACCCATATGAGAAGCAAAGAAACAAGCATCGAATGGTGCTTTCAGTAGTCTTTGTAGTGCTAATATTGCTTCACTACAATAGTTTGTTTCATCTATCTCTACCATTAGTTTTACATCTAACAAAGCATATTCAAGATAAGTTTCTGTATCTTCTAACCACGCTCTACGGTAAAACTCGTTAGGGTCGGGGAACTTTGCAGATACTAATTTGTTTTTTCCTAGTACTTCTTCTGAAACATAATCCAGTGCTAATGATGGTAATGTCCCTCGCTGTGAATCATTCCATTGTCTTTCAAATGCCATATCTAAATTTAAAACAATACGACCAGCAATAGGTTGTTCTATTTGACTAAACCCATTTTCAGCATATTTGAATCTACCATTACTAACTCCTTTGATAAAACCGATAGGTGACATAATAGTAGGGTCTAATTCATTAACACATGCCCTTTCTAATAACTTAGGAATATCGGCAAAATTACCAAACCAAGCAATTAGCATATCGGGGTCTTTTTCAACCATAGTTGTCATGAAATGTTGAAGCATTTCCTTTTCAGAATCAAAAACATATTTTGGTTTTATCTTTTTAATTTCATGTTTGTATTTATTAGGAAACCAAACCCAATGATGATACTGCTTATCATAGTTATCATATGCTACAATAGTAGTAATACAACCATCATGTTCTCCGCCTTGTTGCCATTCCATATCCCAATACCACTTACGCATATCATATTCCGGCATTTCATCAATACAGTCCACTGCATATCTAAAATGATAAGGAACATCTGCCTCAAATGTCTTTGAGAACATATCTTTTACCTTTCTAATATCTGTATGTTGTTCTACATATACCTTTTTTAGAGGCTCATTATCAATACTAAGCCATTCTCCCTTTTCATACTCAAACTCTCTTTTTAGGAACTTACTAGGTTTGTAATGCTTTCTTTCTTTTTCTGAATCCAGAATAAAGAAATACGGTTTAAAAGGGACTAGTTCAAATCTTCTTTTTCCGTTTTCTCGCCATGCTTTGTATATTGTTTTATTATCATTCATTTTATTAATTATCATTATTATTCCTCAATTATCTACTGCTGGTGCTTTCAAAAGTATTCTATCTTCTGCTACAATTATTACAGGGAACTCGTCTTTTACATAGAAATTTAATAATTGTCCTTTATCGAAAAAGGAATACAAAGGACTTGAAAATTGAAGTGTTGCCGCTTCTCCTAAATTAAAAGAAGGAGTCAATTCTATACTAAACTTAGAAGCAGTATTGCTTCCGCTTGTAAAGTGAACTGAATTGTCTTCTTTATAGTCCAATTTGTATAGTCCTGTTTTTGCTAATTCACAAGATTTAATCGTATCAGAAAAGAGTTCTTGAGATAGTGTAAATGCTCCTTCAAGTGGTATGTTATTGAAGGCAAATAGAGTATTAGGAACGACTTCATATCTTATATGCTGTATCATTGTTCTCATTCTGTTAATGGCATCAAAGCCGCTATGTATTGCTATTTTTGGCACTGATGCACTTTTGCCTTCTACATTCATATGAATAGAAGAATCATTAATTACAAACTGAACAGTATCACTAAAAGATTTCAAAAATGGTGCTATTTCTTTAGCATCCCCAATAAAATTACCGTTTTGTTCACCTTCTACTTCTAACTTAATAGAACAAATAATTGTGGCATCCCCATTCCAAATAGAAAGGGAATTCCCTTCTAATTCAGCCCAAAATAATGTGCCGATATTAGAAGAAGAAAACCCATTCGCAGTTAGGTGTTTACCCTTTACTTGTACCTTATCTAGTGCATTTTGCATCTTTTTACTGTCTACATTAAATATCAAATTAATCCCTCACGCAATTCACTAATACCATTCCATTTTACACCGTTCCCAACTACAAGTGTTTCCCAAGTCTTACCTACTAATTCAGTATTGGTTTTACTACTTTGTAGTGTTGCTTTGAAAACTACATCTCCTTGCTTAATTATTTGTTTGGTATGCATTATCTGAACCAATGTGTCTCCCCAATTGTGCCAATTAGGTTTAGTTCCTACTACTTCTCCTGTTGAACCATAATCAGTCTTAGAATGAGTAATGTAAATTTGGTCACATTCTAAATCCCTTGCCATAAATAAACAAGAATAAAATGGTGCGTTTCTTTTGCCCCATTCAAACTTCATCTTTTGTGGCTTTCCAATCTTTGAACTTCCTGTAACATGAAGTGTGCAACAATCAAGCCACTTATCTACTCCATCAAACACAAAGAGAACATCTTCTCCTTCTTCGATTTTAGACTTTACATAGAGAATAAAATCTTCTGAATTCTTTTCAGAAGCATCTATGTCTAGTTCACCATTAGCATTTCTTACTGCTGGATTCCATAATGTAATTCTATCTGTCATTCCGTGGTTTTGTCTCCATGTTGGCTCGCAACCGTTATCCCAATCTAATACATATATTTGCTTATTAGGAAAATCTAATGCTAAACCGCTTTTAACAGTTTTAGGTTCTCCCCAAATTCCACATATTAAATGTGATTTTCTATCTAATCTTTTGCTTGTTTGTCCGTCTATCTTATCTTTAAATGCCAATACTCTTGCATTGTTATGCATCGTGTCAGATACCGCTTTTGTTTTTAATCCATCTGTTAATCCCATGTTTTCAACTCCATTAATTCTATTCCTATTTTTTTGCCTCTTATGTTAGACCATTCTTCTAATATGTCTCTTAGTGTTTCTATATCGCAAATATACCTTGCATCTTTATTTCCAATATGGAATTTAACACGATAAGAACCTAAGTCTTGTTCATTTTCTTTCCATGTAATAAAGTCTACACTGTATAAGTCGATAAGATAACTATTAGATTTTATAATATATCTATTTTCTTTTAATTTACTCATATTTGTTCACCTACTCTTTTATATTCTTTGTATAATTCATTAAAATAACTAAAGTTATTTTTATTAAAATCTTCTATAATATATCCTGCTTGAGAATATATTTTTACTTCATAGCAATCATCCCCGATAATATTCCAACTATAATGTTGAATCATATCAAAATGGATAAATGCTCTTTTTGTTTTAATTGCATTTCTGTAAAATTCTATCATTTAATCACCTTTAAAGGGCTTCGCACCCATTTGAATATCTATTTTCTCCTCAAGTTTATATTTACACTTGGCCTGATTAGGTAATCTCAACCTTTCTAGGGCAGATTACTCGGGAGTTTCACTCTAAAACCAAATGACTTCTTCATCTGATTCGGGTCTAGTGATTTCTACGGCTGAACCTTTTCTAACCGTACAAAGTAGACCAGAAACATTAATTGTAACTGGCTCTGTTCCTTCATCAGTAGTTCTTTGGCTTGTTCTTCCGACAACAATAACTGTTGAACCTATACCGAAGTCCAATGTTAGGTGTTCGGGTATCCAACAAGTAGTTGTTCCTGCTTCATTTTCAAAGTCTAATTCAGCATTCAAGTCAGTAATATTGATAATTCTATTACCGTTCTTTGTTGGTATCATGTTCATATTACAAACTGTGCCGTCTGTAATAATGTATCTTTCTTTAGAAGCATCCCCTTGTCTTTGTAGATGTTCTCTATCTAAGTTAACTAGAGGAACTAATTTATTGGTAAAGTCACTCTGTAGACAACTCTCAAAGTCGAAGTTATCCATTTGACGGTATAGTTCGCTTTCTGGATTCATGTCTGTATTTAGAGTTAAACTGTTTAAAGTTAAATCCTTAGCACCATAAATGTCTGTTCCATTAGAACCTTCAACACATAAGAAGTGAACAAAAGTAAAGGTTTCTGGTGCGAAATCTACTCCTGCTTGGTTCTTATATGAAAAGAAATATGGTTTCATATCTCCTCCAGCGCCTAAAGAACCATAGAATATTCCTGTTCTTCTCATTAACTCCTTCGGTAAAGGCTTACCATAATTAGCATTCTTTCCACCATTCATATATGTGGCTGTGTTGTCTAATGGAATGTAAGTTCTACCGTCTTCAAGGGTTTCTGCTCCTTCGGGTAAGTCAACCATAACTGCTTCTCTATGTTCACCGTTATGGTATCTTACTATCTTCCATCCACCTGTTGTCTCTACTGCTTGAGCGACAACACCGGTTTCCAGTGCCATTTCTGAATCTCTCAAAAATTCTTCTCTTGCTCTTGCTCTATTCCAACTCATCATGTCTCTAGGTGCATCTAGTGAAACAAAGAATCCAAAGGCATTTTTGTAATAAGAATCATTACTATTACTATTATCCGATTGGTTGCTTCTTCTTGCGTTTGCTACGAAGTTTCTCCATAGTGCTTTCGCAGTTGGGTCACTTAACTGTAGCGAGTTTTCGGAACATATTTCCTCAAACTTCGCAATTGCTTCATCTACACTTAGGTTGATGTATTGTGCGCTCTTTTCTATTTCTTTTCTCATTTCTTCTGGTATCATTTTTTTCACCTTCTTTTTTTTCATTTTCCTACAACAATTGCCCCACTAGCCACGATAGTAGCAATTTGGGTGTCATTGTTTGGGAACGGTATTCGCTTTCTCCTATTGTTCTTAAAAATTTAAATTTAGTATTGCTATCAAGTCCGTCAGCATTAATGACGGCTTCATGTAATCCAATACAGACTTCTTTTACAGTCTGTCCTTCATACAATAAATTATGAACATCATATAATACATTGGAATTTTTATTTACTATTTTCATCAATATTTTTGTGTAGTCTTCAAGGCTTACTTCGACCTGCTTTTGTAGTGTTGAGTTACTTGATTTTGCCGCTTGGATTTCAGTAATCGCCCTACGAATATCACCGTTCATGGCATATATAAAGGGGGTCAAATCTTCACGGCTAAATCTTGTAATTTTCTCCTTTTCTAATATGGTCTCTATAACGGTAAGCATAGATTCGTTACTTATTGGTTTGAAATGATAGTTAGCACATCTGCTTTGTAGAGCAAATATGATTTTATTTCTATCGTTGCATGTAATAATAAATCTGATATTAGAAGCATATCTTTCCATAATTCTTTTTAATGCGTTTTGTGCATCGTTTGTCATTCCATCCATTTCATCTAATAAACACATTCTAAACGGAACATCACCGAAAGTTGCACTTTGAGCAAAGGATTTGATTTTGTTTCTTACAGTTTCTAATCTCCTATCGTCTGATGCATTAACCTCAATAAAATTATCACTAAAAGATTCACCTAACATGGTTTTAGCAAGTGCTATCATAGCACTAGTTTTACCATTACCGCTATTTCCATAAGCAAGAATATTAGGCATATCTTTTTCTTCTTTCCAAGAAAGAGCATCCATTACAAAATGTTCTTGTCCTACTATGTCTCCTAATTTATTTGGCCTATATTTTTCTGTCCATAACATTATAATTCCTCCAATATATTTTCTATATCGTTTCTAAGTTCGTAAACAATACTGCTTAACCAACCATGAGGTTCTTGTAAACCATATTCCCTCATTTCTTCAAGAAGATGATTTACTGCCATTTCTGCCTCATTTGCTAGCATAACTAAATACTCAAGTCCTTCTGCTAGTTTTGCTTTTTCTGCTAATTTTTTACTCTTCATTTTTAATCCTCCATATTGATTTTTTCTTTACTATTCCTGCTTTTTCAAAATCTTTTCCTCTTAATATTTGGCTAACTCTTTGAGTAGTAACTGCTCTAAGAATTCTTTTGTCTGTTGTCACTGATTTTAATTGGACTTGAATTTCATCTATTGCCATTTCCTTTCCTTCTAAAACTATGACTATTTTTTCTTTTATTCTTTTCATTATAGGTTTCATATATATTCCTCCAAGGTTTTGTTTTTTATTTTCATTTTTCTTTTTCTTTTCTTTTTCTTTTCACCAAGTTTTAATACTCGGCATTCTGCATTATTTAGTTTCTTTTTAAATTCTTCAACTAAATCTTCATCCATACAAAGTTGTTTTAGCAACTTAGGATTCTTTACTCCTAATCTTTTAGATAGTTTAGGAACTTGTGAATACTGCTTTCTCATAGGCATAATTACTCTACCAAAGGAATTACCGTTATGAGAATAAGCCAGCATTTCGTAAAAATATCTTTGACTCCATCTTCTTTTTACTACAGCATCTACAAACAGTAGTCTGTTAGGATGAAGATTTTCTGATAGCCAAGATATGATTTGAGTATCTGATGGTTTGTTGAACAGTAATAATTTCGCAATTAAATCTCTATCCGGTACTCTTAGATATTCATGAACTAATGCGAAAGTGTCTCTATCATAAGATGAAGGTTCTTCACTATGTACTGCCATAGTAGAAATTTTATTCCTCAAATGATTTACCGAACCTGCTCTTTTGATTTGGCACATTGTTTTGATTTCTTTAGGAACTGATTTTTCATTAATAGAAGTCAAAACTACTTGACCTCTATAGTTTCTAAGAACTGTCAATATAGCGGCTGTATTTGGTTTATGGTGAACATCTTCAATTATAATACCGTCATCGATAGGATGAGAAAATACATCAAAATCCATTTCATCTGCATATATTATAACTGGATTATTAACAAAGGTCTTAGCCTTTGTTGATTTCCCTGTGCCTGTTTTTCCTGTTATTAGTATTGCTCTGTTTTTATTTATATTAGTCAGTCCCATGCTTTATCACGCCTTTTATTTTCATTATATATTCTGCACCTTCTAAAGTTAGATGCTCTTTATTTTTTATCATTTTTATTAATTTTTTGAAGACTTTTACTTTATTTTTTGAATCGGGCAGGTTAGGAAGTAGGTCTAATAGGTTAGAAACAGAACTTTGTTTTCTTATCAAAAGAACATAGGCTCTACCCCACTTACAGATAGTGCATTCTATTTCATGTTGAAGTAAACTTCTTTTAACTGCCAAAAGAAACTCTTCTTCTCCACTAATTCTTATTGATAATGTAAAATTATATCCTAATTTATATTCTTCTTTTCTACTGACAGCAATATCATATCCTGCCTTCGATAAAAACATACCAATTAACATATCTTTACTATACATTTGAAAAACTCCTATCGCCTGATATATATTTTGCTTTATATTTTAAAAACTCAAGGCCGTCTTCTATAATAGCCTGTACTAAAGGTTCGTATTTTAATATGTCACCTGCAAAAATAAACGCTAAACTTGTTCCCCTGTATGTATTCCAAGCGACGGCTTGTTCTTCGTTTATTTCATCAAAAAATACAGCCATGTTTTTTGTAGTGTATTTTCCTTCTAGTTGTAGAACTAAGCCTTTAATCAATAAATCTACTTCTTCTTCCTTTAGTTGCCCATACACCATAAAGGTGAACTTGGTCGCTACACCATATTCATCAATCCAATGCATTATGACTTCATCTTGTAGCATACCTATTCCTTCATGTATTCTTCATTCTCCGGCCAGTAACCATTAGGTGAAGTATTGGTTTCAAGCCAGTGGATATGAGCCGCAGTTATTCTCTTGTCTCCTCTATTTAAAGCGTTTTCCTCCGCATTCGCAAGGAGATTCAATAATGCCGTTTCTAGCCATTCGGCAAAGAAATAACGGGCTGAATTAGAAATTTGTAAATCTGTATTCTTTTTTATTAGTTTAGTAATATTTAATGTTGTTTTAATTTTAGGTTGAGTTTTAACTTCGGGAGTTATTATATTACCATCTACAACATAAGGACATTCTTTTACAGGAATTACTTTATATTTTCCTCCTGCACCTTCTGTTGTAATATCTCTAAGAACAGCATTATTATTTTCTATTCTTATACAGATATAAGTTTTAGGTTGACCTCTACTCATAATAATAGTCATTTCTCCTGCTTTAATCATTCTAAATTCTCCACATCTAATATAGTATTACAGTCAATAGCAAACTTATCATCTCTAATTCTTTTACATCTAGGGAATCTTAATCCTATATTGTCTGCTGTATCTCTTGTAATTAAATCAGCACTTACTTCTAAAACAATTCTCGGAGTAAAATAATATGTTCCATTATCAACATTTGTAATAATAGTTCTTAATTCTCTAGTTAATTTAAGCAAATCTTCGTCACTAAATCCAGAACCGACAGAACCAACAGAAACCCAATCTCCTTCATCTATTACACTAATATCAAAAGAAGCAAAGACTCCTGATTTAGAACCCTGTCCCATTCTAGCACTAGTAATAGCAACATCTAGTTCTATTCTAGGTGGCTTGTATTTAGCCCAACCAATACTTCTCTTACCTGCTTCATAAGGTAGTGTAGCATCCTTGACAATAATACCTTCAAAACCATCATTAATTGCTTGATTATAGAAACCCAACACATTACCATCTTTAGGCATTCTGTGTGCTTGGTCGGGTAATTCTTTCATCATAGTAAGTCTATCTGAATAAGGCATATCCATCAAAGTTACTATTCCATATTTTAGACAATCAAATATAACCCACTTGACCTTTACCTTTTCTCTCGCTTCTTCATGGTTTTTAGAATGTACTCTAGTAGCCATCAGTTTATGTTCAGCAGGAGAACCATCATCCTTAATCGGGTATATTTCACCATCAAGAATACAACGGTCAACGGGGTATTCTCTAACCTTTTCTACAACATCTTGAAATTGTGGAGTTACAATATTTCCTTTACGATTAAAGATAATTACACTGTCTTCTTCTTTGTGAATCTGATACCTATTACCATCATACTTGTAGTCTACAATCTTATTTTTTGGCCATTTGCTCATAGGAACATCTTTTGCTAACATAGGTGCTACAAAGTTCCCATGAGTTAATGCCATAGGTGGGTTTTCTCCCATAAGATAATAGCGAGTAGTGTCTCTTATACTATTAAGATTTAAATGCTTTTTAACATCGGCTATTTTTTTATTAGACCATTTGGCTAATATTTTAGTTACTGTTCCTTTATCTATACCATTACGGGGAACTCTTAACCAATATCGAATAAACCATTTTCTTTCTAAAGAAGACATATTAGTAATAATATGATTAATAACATTATATTCGTTACTATATGAATTACCTATACCACTGCTTAACTTACTGCAATTCATTTGTAGTATAGTTAATACAGATTTAATTCCTATTGTTTCTTGTGTTTCAGCAGAATAATCCATGTGATATATTGCACTTCCTAAATCATTATGAGCAGTATAACTCGCTTTCATTTCATCTTCAAATACAGAAAATATCTCTGATAGCCATTTTTGCGCCTTTGCTAATCCTATTCCATTAGATTCTAACTCGCTATTAGAAAGCAAAGTTAAAACATCAGGAATAAAAGGTTCAAAGTTTTCTAACTCTTTACTGATTCTCGCTATCTGTACTGTCGGTAATAGGCTCTCCGTTGATTCTAGCAATCGGCAAAGACTCATCCATGTATTCGTTTTCATTTATAATCATCTCCATATTTGTATTTATTTTGTAAATTAGTTCTTTTAAAAGGCGACTATACCTTGTTCCTTCATTTCTTTCAGCATACTTCCACATAAAATTACCAAGGTATATCCAATCATTCTTGTTCATCTGATTCACCTTTAGTTTGTGGACTATCCAACGCTTGTAATAGTCTCAAAAAATTATTCATGATTTGCTGAACAACATTTACTTCATCGAATCTTTGTTGTTCTAAGAATCTGTGAAGCATATGAATCAGTGTTGCCTGTGTCATAGCAGGGGCTAATTTAGCCAAATTACCATTTGTATATATTTCCCAATAACACACAAATGATGCTCTTGCTAAATAATTACCCCTCGCTATATCATTGTATGCTATGTTAAAATGTTCTAGTGCTGGTTTATTTTTATTTAGTTTATTTTTTATCCGCTTAGACCAATTATCAAATTTCTTGTCATCAGTCGTAATTAAGTATATATTATTCATATTTTTCTCTCCTTTATTTCTATCATTTTATCTAAAAATGCTATAATAGGAATATATGCATTTTCAATATGAGTAGGTTGTATTCTACTCCCGCTTCCTTCTTTAGTTAGTGATAGGCTAACTAAATGCGCCAATTTACCTAGAAATTCATCAGTGTATTCGATGAGTGATTCTGATGAGCCTTGTCCTATAGAAGCCCCTGTTGAGCCTAATAATGAAGTTGCTTTATTTTTGCTTATCATTCTAATTCACTCCGTAAAATCTGTAGTAGTAATTTGGCTTCATCTATATTCAGCCTAATTCCTTTATTGGTTGGTTTATCTGTTTTAAACCATCTAATATCCAGAACCTCAATACCCCAATACTTTCCTCTCTTCACTAAACACTCTGTTTGTGAATCTCTTACTATTCTTCCCACAATAGGCATTTCACTCAATTCATCCACCCCTGTTTGAATTTATCTAATTCCTTTCTTGAAGTAAAATAACGAGGTGTGTCTATTTCGTCTAAACGATTTACTACCCAACAAGCCCCACCAAGAGAAGAGATTTGAACAACCTCAAACTGTCCTCCATTAACTTCTAAGACTTCTAATGTATTTACCTCTGGTACTAAACCATACTGTCTTGTTATTTCACTGGCTACTTCATGTATATTTTCAACAACATACTTGATTATATGCGCTCTTTGAATTGGTATTTTTGGGGCAACATCTATTTTTAATTCACCTGACATTTTACAAACGATGCATTTATTTCCCTTACAGATAGGACAAACAACTCTTGATTTATGAGGTGCTGGTAAAGTAACTGTAACTGCTTTCTTTTTCATTCATCTTCACCTGTCTTACAAGAGATGCACATTCCCCATCTTCGTAATTCATATTCTATACAGTCATTTCCACATTTGGGACATAGTTTCATCTTTCTCTCCTCTCAACACTAAGCATACCATTCTTTTCTTTTTTAAGAATAGTCATTGTGCCATCTTTGTAAACGATAGTCATTCTTACTATTTCTTTATCATCGAGCATATTCATTCCTCTTCTGCATTTTCAGCCCATTCAATTTTATCTTGCATTTCAAGACCAAATCTGTGTCCATATTCTATAAGAAAATCAACTACGGTTTCAACACAACCTACCTGTTCTACCATATCTTCTATGTCTTGCTTATCCCAATCATAGAGATTGGTAGCAACATAACAGGCTAAATTTTTCATTTGTCTATATCCCATATTTACTCCTCCAATAATACTGCAACATCTGTAGAAAAGAATAACTGTGCAATAGATAAAGCCGCAAGGAAACTATTCTTTGTTACTTTAACAGGGTCATATACTCCAGCCTCTATTAAATCTTCATATTCTCCGCTTAGTGCGTTAAATCCTAATGAACCTGCTAAATCATCATTTAACCAGTTGCTCTTTTTATTACTGTTAGATAACAAAACATTGTATGGTTCATGTAATGCTGTTTTCAAAAAGTTAAAGGGTGTTTCTATGCTATCAGCAACATGGCCTAGAGTAGTTCCTCCTCCTAAAATAATACCTTCCGATAGAGCCGCTTTTGTAGCGTTAAGAGCATCATCTAATCTTTCTTTGCGCTCTCTTAATTCCATAGAGGAAGAAGCCCCTATACGAATAGTTGCTACTCCACCACTTAGTCTCGCTAATCTTGATTTAATCCTAGCCTTCTCATATCCTTTCATGTCTTCTAATTGGCCTCTTAGTTTTTTGATTTGTTCAGTAGTGTCTCCTTCTCCACCAACTATCGTAGTGTTTTCTTTTGTAACTACAATGCTCTCGCAAGTACCAAAATCACTTAGAGTAACATTAGTAGGGTCGTCTTTACTTTCTTGAGTAAAGATATTTCCACCTACTAACGCTCTAATATCTGCTAATTCATCTAATTGTTTATCACCAAAATTAGGTGCTAGGATAGCGCAACACTCTACTGTTTGATTCATTAAATTCATAATTAGATTATTTAATGCTGAACCAGACATTCCTCCACAGAAAATAATCAATGGTCTGCCATTAGTAGAAGCCATTTCTAACATTGGTATTATATCTTTAAATGACTTGAAATTTAAATTAGAAGAAAAGATTAGAGGATTATTGAATTCAGTTTTACCACTTGCTGTATTAACCATCAAATGACTGATATATCCCTCTGTTAATTCCATCCCTTCTCTTACAGTTAGTTCAGTTTCATGAGACTTAGATTCTTCTACTGTTACTACTCCATCTCTCCCCACTGTTGATAATGCGTCTGCAATTAGTCCTCCTAAATACCTATCATTGTTAGCGGCAATAGTAGCCACTTCAATAATATCCTCATCTTGTATTTCTTCTGCAAAATGGTCTAGTTCTTTAAGTACATCTTCACTAAACTGATTAAATGCTTTATTTACAAAATGAGTTGAGTAATCATAATTAACATTAAAATATTCAAATATACTATTACAAAATGCTTGAGCCAAAATACAAGCAGTAGTTGTTCCATCACCACTTCCTTCTTGTGCTTTACTTGCTAAGTTTTGAACCATTTGTATTCCCATCTGAACATATGGGTCGTCACTGCTAATATGTCTTGTAATTGTAACTCCATCATTTATAATGATAGGAGGATTACCTTGTAAAATAACTGTCTTGGCTTGTGGACCAAGTGTAGGCTTTACCGTATTAGCCACTAAATTAATTCCTTCTAACAACTTTTCTTTTACTTCTTTTCCATGTATAATCATTCAATCCTCTCCTTATTCAAACCATAATATCCTTCACCATGATAAGGAATACCAACATACCTAGTATAGCATTCTTCGCTACAAAAGGCTCTTTGCCCTACTGCGGTCATAACTATGTACTCTATGCTTTCTTCTCCACAATTAGCGCACATTATAGCCACACCGCCATTATTTGTGAGATTGGTACAAACTTATATCCATCATATTCTTGAATTGTTTTTGCTTCACTGAATATAACGGTTTTACCAATGAGTGATTTATCTACTTGACAATCAATCACTTTACCTATATTGTTTTCTTTTATCATAATACTTCCTGTATTAGATACTTCCTGTTCTACTATTACATAATCTCCTACTGCTTTCATTTCTTCACCTCAAATTTATTATTTCTCGCTATTTGACAACAAACTCTAATCTTCTGTGTTGATTGTAGATTCCAAAAATCGTCATCCTCCCAACCGAATTTAAACTCTACATATCTGCAAAGTTCTTTTCTTGACATTCTTTGGAATTCATCGTCAATAGGAACACCTAAGATAACATCTGTATCTTCATGCTTAACAAAACTATCAAGAATTACATAGACTCTACCCATGAGAGCAATTGTTTTTCTAAGCAACCATTGAATCATTCTTCCTCACCTAACGAAACCCAACCTACACCGATACCAGCCCAAGTATTTTGTTTGTAAAACTGTTTTAATTCTTTAACTCTTTTAGTCGGTTTTGACCAAACCACACCTGTTTCCTTTTTATCTTTAGAAGGGTGCGCTTTTTCGTGTGCTAATCTTCTTTCTAATACTGTTAGTTTTTTAGTCGTCTTGCTCGCAAACAAATTATCTAGTTTATTTCTCTCTTTTCTTCTCATTCTTCCTCACCATATTTTTCATTATAGCCCCATTTCTGTACCTTTTCTAATTCAAAGTCACGATATATTTCTAATTGTTTTGGTTGGTCTTGATTCCATAATCCGTAATGTCCTATTCCGCCTACGACAATAGCATCAATCATTTCGGCTTCCCATATAGAAACTGTTCTAATATCTGTTCCACTAAAATAAGCACTGCCAAACGGATGAGTGTGAATCCAACATCTTACAGGTAACTGCATGCCTATTGGCGGTTTCATTCCAAATTCAACATAGCCCGATGAACCTGTTGTTACATAACAATCATTTTTTCCATCGATGACTACCTGTACTTCTAAAGCAGGTAGTATTTCTGTAGAAGCATGCCATATTGCTTCAAGAAACTCTTTAGTATCATATACCATTTCTGGTAGTGTGGTTGTATCTTCTACATTTATACCAATATTTTCTAACGCCTTAACTTCTAGGGCAAACATTTCTCTATGCTTTTCTAAGATATACTGTTCTGCTTTTTCTCTGAAATATTCCAATTCCTGCTGTTCTGCTAAATACATATCATATCCATCGTCTTCTTTTCCTTCTGTTTCTTTTCTGTGCCATTCGCTACTTTTACTCATTATTCTCACCTACTATATTTTTCTCGCTAACTCTCCCAATAAATAACAGTATAATAACTCTTCTAAAATGGTAGAGTAAATTAAATAAGTTTAGCATTTTCAAAAAACCTCCTTATGTGTTCATATAATTCTTCTAATTCAGAATCGTTTAATTGTGTTCCTTGGTCTTCTATATAGTCTACTAGTTCCTTTACTCTTTCTTCCATCTTAGGTAGTCCCTCGCCACCGTTAGATTTCATCTCTTTTACATTAGCATAAATTGAATTTATGTGACTTACTAATTTACCAATATTGTCTCTTCTATATTCTTTTTTCATTTCTTCTACTTCTGTAGGAGTAAAATATTTGTTAACCAATTCATCCCCATTTAATTTTATAAATTTTTCATTTGTCATACATTCACAACCTTAAAATCACAGACTTCTTCTTCGTTAAACCAACGCTGAATCCATTGTGCGCCCATTCCTGCAATAGCAACTTGCATGAAATGAACTCCTTTGTTAGAACCATCCCATGAATCCCCTTGACAACTAAATGACCTTTCTTCACCTGCTAATAATGTATCATACATAGCAGGGTCAGCAGTATAAGACACCATAGCCGCATTACGACCTTGCGCTCTCAAATCTAGCCATTTCAAATCTTTACAGTTATACATAGTTCGCCTTAGACCAATATTATCTACACAACAAACAACCAAATCAAATCCTTGCATTTGTTTTTCAGTTAGAATAGGATATGCACTATAATTTTTAACAGAATCGTAAGAGTATTCTTGCCATTTAGCCTTATTTACATTCACTGCCTCTTTGCTAAAGTTTTGATATGGTAGATTCTTAGTTTCAACCTTATCGGGGTCTGCTACTGTTATGTCGTACAATTCTACTTTATCTAAAAGCGGTATCAAGAAACTCCCAATTCCACCTGCTCCAATAACTAATACTTTTCTCATTTAATCAACTCCTAATTTTTCTTTACTCTGCATAAAATTTAGATATTCTCTAATGGCTTCTACTTCTTCATGACTTCCCCACCATTGGATATGTGTATCTATCAAATACTGCAAAGTAGGTATGTCAAGATTATACTCTACAACCGCTTCTCTAAATTTAGATATAGTCCAAATATTGTCAGCATAACCCATCATATGCATTACTGTTCTTTCATCTGTTTCTTCCCATTTCATTCATTCACTTCCTTATCTATTATTTCAAATCCTTTTCTTGTTGCTAATCCAAAAGCAACATCAACACCACAATTATATTTGGCATTAATCATTCCAGCAATACTCAAAACTGTCTCTACCCAATCATTAGGCATATCATATGGCAATCCAATATCATTAGACAATTGTATTGCTACTGTTGCATATTTTAATTCATCCATTTTATCTTCTCCCCGCATGAGGTAAATCTTCTTCTTTAATTTCCCAAACTGTTCCCTGTTCAATTAGCGGTTGTAGTTGACCCATCCAAATAGAACCGAATTCATTTTCTAATCCTTGAACATAGCCAAAGTATAGTGGGTGTCCTTCATAATCTTCTTCTTCTATTTCAGTTACAAACCAATACCAACCCCAAAAGGATTCATACCCCTTTATTACTTCGTAGTTTTCTACATACAATTTTCCATCTTTATTATTTAACATATTATCACTTTTCCTTTTATTTCTTTTAACGATTGAAAGCCTAGAATACTTAATAATTCTAGGGCTTGTTTTCTAATTGTCACAGTACTAAATCCACTTTTAGCAGAAATATGTGCTTGCTTAATATTCAAACAGTTTGCCGTAGCAACTATCAAACATATTGCCGCACAGTAGGTTCTACCTTTAGTAAAGTTAGATAACTTTGGCATTAGATATATGTGCATTTCTTGACACAGCGAAATATATTCTGCTGTATCTAAAATTTCTCTACTCAATAAGTCTAATTCCCTTATTGTGTTATTTTTGGCATAAACAGAAGAGTTGCCGAAATGCGAGGCAATCTTTCTAGTTAGTTTATTCACCTTTCTCATGTCACAGTCGAATTCTTTTTTAACATCTGTAA